CATCACGGCAGGGTGTGCCTTGGCTGCGGCCCGGCGCTGCTCCCGGTTCATGGGGGCAGGGATGGCCTGTGCTGCCGAAACCTGCGCCCGCTCCTCGGCGGGGTGGATCAGTGCGCTGACACTGGCCTTTTCTGCGGCCATGGCCTCGGCAAAAGCCTTGCTGACCGTCAGGCAGGTGCTGAAGTTGCTGCCGTCCAGCCCCAGCTTTTCAGAAGCGCCCTCGCCCAGAACCTCGTCCAGATAGTCCATAAAGATGCGGCACTGGAAGCGCAGCCAGGCAGGGTAATCGCTCTCGGGGGTGTAGCGGCTGCCCTCCATCCGGGCACGTTCCTGCTGCCGGGTCTGTGCGGCCAGCATCCGATCTACGTCGGTGGCGTTCAGAGTGGAAAAATCAAACTCGATGCCGTTGATGATCATAGAAGTCCTCCTGTTACAAAAAGGGCCCCCGTTCACCGGGAACGAGGGCAGTATGGATCATTGAAAATCGGGTTAGCCTGCGGCTACGGTCAGGTAGTTGAACTCTGCCGGAACGCCAACGCCCTTCACGTCGCAGGCAAAACCTGCGGAGTTGCTGGCGGAGCCACTGGCATCGGAAGTGACGATAAAGGCAGCGCTGCCTTTCTCGCCCTTGCCGGTCTTGGCGCTGAAGTAGATATAGGGGAACACCACATCAGTGCCGGAGCCGAACTTGATTTTGTGGCTCAGCAGGAAATCCTGCGCAGGATCGCCCACGCAGCGGTTGCCGTTCAGAGAGAAGACACGCTGAGTCTCGCCCTTCTCGGTGACCGTGCCTGCGCGGATATAGGCCACGTCCTCGGTGGAAGCGTTCAGGGCACCGGAGTGCTCCTTGACACGCTCTGCAAACACGACCCAGTCGCTCTCCTTGGTCTGACTGGCCTTATCGGTCTGGATGGCGAAAATGAAGTCATCGGCCTTTTCGGTGCCGGTGTAGTCCGCGCTGGGCTCGATGCCCTTCTTGGTCTTGAGCGCGGCCAGGGTTTCGGAAACAGTCATAGAATGGTCTCCTTTCAAAGTTTGGGTTGATAGTAGACGAGCCGGAGCTGCATCTGCATTTTGCAGCTTCCGGAGCCGTCGGTGACGATGTAGCCGGTGGAAGTGACTTCAATGCTCTGGGCTTCCTTGCCGTGCCCGCATTTGCTCAGGTCAGGCAGGATGCTGCAGTCATTTTGTTCCATTACCCAGTCGGCCAGCTGTTCAAAGAATCCGCTGTTCTCAATGGTGAGCACATCGGTCTCCCCGAACTCCCGCCTGGACAAAAAGAGGTAGTTCTTTGCCAGATCCCGCCCGGAGATATAATTCTCCACAATGGGGTCGGTGGGACTGTCCTCAATGGAAAAAGCGGTGGCTTCTTCTTCCAGCCCTGCAATGCGAAAGGCCGCACCGGTGGCATCCTGCTCCTCAGCGATGAGCGGGCAGGTCTTGAGCCAGTCCCGCAGGGCTGTGATAGACGCTTTGGGCATTACCTTCCACCTCCCAGCTCTGTTCTGGCGGCGTTTTTGGCGAACTGAATCAGTTCGTCTTTGTGGTCAGCAATGGCCCGCTGGCCCCAGTAGGAGCCGCGCAGGTGGTTTTCCCCATGCAGCCCCTGCCCCTGCGTGTGCAGGTAATACTGCCGCCGGGCATACGGGGTGTTATAGATCAGCTTGCCGCCCTTGAAGTCGGATGACTGGTTGACGCTGTTCTTCAGCGTGCCGGTATCGAAGGGCACATAAGGGTCCACAGCTTTGGCCACCTGCTGGGAGAACGCATACTGAACCTTCTGGAAGCCTTTGTCCATCTCGGCTTGAAAGCCGGGCCGGAACCTAAGCTTCAGGTCGATAACGGGTGCGCTCATGGAATCAGCTCCCCTCTACATGAAAATGCGGCAGCAGCGGTTCCCAGTTGTCGGAGACCGCCGCCACCGTGCAGCAGATGTGTGTTTTCTCGAGGGCAGCATACTCGGCCTCGGTCAGGCAGCGGACAGCGCCGCAGATGAGCTTGCCGCCCCGCTTGAGTGTCCAGTGTGCCGCCTTTTCCCCGGGCGGGAGCTTTGCCCACTGGAAATAGGGCAGGTAGCCCGCCGAAGGGGGCAGCCGGATGTGCACCGTCCGCTGGGGGTCGCCGCCGGAGGTGTCCAGCTTCTCCCGCCAGCTGCATCCGGGGATGACATGGCAGACAGGCCGGTCGGTCTCGGTGGCGGTGTCGTGAACGAGGGTCACAACGGTAACGCTGCACTGCATCAGAAACACCCCCGATACAGCAGGCCGTGGGGGTCGCTGCCCAGTGCGTTGGAGAGGATGCTCTGCGCTTCCGCTGCAAGCCGCTCGGAAAGCGCCCCGCTGGCGAAGGTGACGGAGTAGCCATCGTTGGACACGCTGGAAGCCCCGGGTACGGCACAAGCGCTCTGTGCGGCGCTCATGGCATCGACGATCTGGACGCAGGCATCGGCCAGCAGGGCGGCGCACCCGGCACAGGCCCTGGCGTGGGGCTCTGCCCG